CAAACAGTACTTATCCTGTGTCGATGGACCCGGCAACCGCTACGGCACACATGATTGGAAAGGAATATCCCACGACTGCTGATTTTGCAAATCTGATGCACGCACCGAGTTATTCTCACGGTGGTTCCATGTATGCCCCCGTTTCACAACAAATGGCCGCACCCCAACCCACGCTGGTCGAGACAACCCAGGTAAATATCTATGCAGAAGTTCTCGCCCAAGTCAAACAACCCCTTCTTGTTGCGATCATCGTATTCTTGGTAAGCCTTCCTATCATCAATGTATTAATCGGCCATTATCTTCCTTCCCTGTTGCGTCTCGGCGGAGATTTAACTACGGTAGGATTGGTGGTCAAGTCTTTAGTGGGTGGGTTCCTTTTTTGGTTTATTCAAAAGATATTAGTTCCGCTCATGGCCTAGAAAAAAGTTTCCTGATCCGCATGTAGAGAATGCACTTCAACGACACGACTCATAAGATTTCTTTGGCCGTGCTGGGCATAACTATTCTTTATACCTTGGCGTATTCCGGATTAACGGGACTATTGCTCTCTTCTGCGGTTGCGTTGATTGCAGCGGCGTTTATTGACCCATTGGAGCTCATTGTTGCTCTGACAGTCATTTTTGTATTATTCTACACCTTCTATTTGAAGAAGCTTCTGAAGAACATGGAACCCTTTCAGGATGGAGCAAACGTCATTGCGGAGCGTATCAGCGGAATTCAGAAGAAGGTATCATCTGCTTTACCCGTTCATGTAGCAAAGAAAGGACCAACCGGTGTATTGAGTGCATTTACATCAGAAGGATTTGCGGATGTTGGTTCGGATGGAGAGAAGGACGGCGAGCCCAATCAGAGCAAGCCCGCGTCAACAAAGGAAACCTATTCCAACCAAGTCGACCCTGATCATGTGAAGGCCGTGTCCAGTTCCATCGAGGAGAAGGATGTTGAGAAGGATGAGTTAAAATCGGCGACAGGAACCCTGTTTAAGAAGGGTCAGATGCCATCGGAGCACGCCGATGGACCCAAGCTGGATGCTGGAAAGACCATCATGAAGGCGATGGAGTCGTTTGATTCCGATGCCGTTTCTAACATGACGGGTGATACCAAGAAGCTGCTGGAGACTCAGAAGCAGCTCATGGGAATGCTTACTCAGATGCGCCCTGTTCTTGCGGATGGCAAGGAGCTCTTGCAGACCTTCTCGGGTATGTTTGGAGGTGGTGGCGGTGGTGGCAGCGGAATGCCATTTAAGCTTTCCTTGTAAGTTGGGAAGAGGATAATTATTATCAATCGGTTTGTATAACAACTCGATTTGTGTATATTCGTGCGTTACCATAGAATATGGGACGTTGCCCTCCAGGTGTATTTTGTTTATCCGACGGTCTAGGAACCGTCCTTCTCACACTATTTGTCATTCTTGTCGTTGCCCTCCTCGCTGCGATTTTCTATCGTATCACCTCGCCTGCCTCTCCGATTATGATTTCCTCTCCACCTGCTCAACAGGCTGCATCAACCACCATCATTAACAAGGGAGGCGATTCCCGATACGATCGTGCTCCTCAGCCATTACGTGATTGGATGTCTACGCCTGAATTCCCTCCTCGTGGCGGACTTACCTCTCTTCCCATCAACATCCCGACACAAGGTCTTCCAGAATCCTTTCAGTCGGTTGGAATCATCAATGTAGGCGAACAAGTACTTCCCTTATACGGAAGAAGAACTGCGGGCGGTCGTGATCGATGGAATTATTATACAAGGACCGACACCTACAATCCTGTTCCTGTTCCCGTTCAGTTTCAGCGTCGTGATTGCATGGATGATGTGGGATGCAATGAGATCATGTCAGGAGAAGATGTGAAGATTGAGGCTCTTCGTAAGGAGGGAAAGACCAATATTTATCGCTTTGATGGTCCCAAATATATTCCAGGAATGATATAGAAATGAAAACGGGACATGTTCTTATTCTTCTAACCGTTGTGGTCATCATTGGAATTGTATACATGGTACAGATCCGATCGGGTCTATTTTCTACCCTTCCGTCCTTGGAGATTCAGCCAGAAGAGGCAAAATTTAAGCGATTTGGTCTTATTATCGATGTACGCTCGCCAAAAGAGCGTGAAGAACTCGGGTTTTACCCCAATTCGATCCCCATCGCGATTCAAGATCTATTAAAAGAGATTCCAGAGTTAATCGGATCGGGCCTTTCTAGCAAAACCACTTCGATACTAGTGTATGATAATGGAGATCGTCGTGCACATATTGCAGCAGAGATGCTGTATGACATGGGATATCAAAAGGTACGCTATCTTTCCACCTCGTATGATCGCATGCTACCAGGTCGCTCGTAATCTTCTACCTTTTTTCTAGAGAGAGGCAGATGTTTTGCCCGTCGGATGTATCTACGGGCTTGGTTCAACTCATGGGACCTATTCAACAAACCGATTTGAACCATATTACAACAGCGAAAGCACCGATTTCTATTTCATTTGGCTCATCTATTCCCAGTATAGAGGATGGTAATCGCATTCATGTTGATTCTTCTGCCACTCGAACAACGTGCAACCATACTGGTAAAACATTCACATTGATGGACATTCAGATATGTCCTTCGACGCACACAGGATATCGTCTTCCAGGTATGACGGATGAACCGATCGCAGAAATGATCCTTTCCTTTCAATATTCTGTAGCCCCTTCGAACTGCAGAGAAATGTCGGGTGTGTTGATGTGTTTTCCTATTTATGCATCGGGTCCTAATCACCATGATGAGTATCTGATGTACGCTCTTTCCCCGCAACCGACTTCCCCTCCTCCCTCCATCAAAACGCTATTTTATAAGGATAATTCGGATTCTAGTCAAGCCTCTCTTGCCTATACAACTTGTTTTGAAACCATTAACTCGAATGGAGTACCAGACTCGAAGGGCCTATATGTTATTGTTTTCCCTCGCGGTATATGCAATACTTCCTTTGCATCGTTAAGTTCTTCTAGTAAACGCTATAAGGTTCCTATCCCTATCAAAGGAACGGATCCTACGGTTATAAGGTATCGATTTGATGATAATGGAAATAAGAAATCTACGGCCACTTCGACGGAGGGATTCATGTATACTACACAGCTTTCTAGTTGCTCCGATGAATTCAAAAACTATATTCAACATTTCACCATTCCACCTGGTCTTCCGTCTTCCTCTACTGCCGCAGGTAATAGACCCAACAAACTTTATCGACCTGCACAATACAAATGTGTTCCATTTGATCAATTGCGAGACATGTCAGGTAAATATGTTAAATTGGGAAGCAAGTCAATGGAACAAATCATGAATGAACAACAAAAAGCGACTGTTGCTGCACAGAATGAATCAGCGTCATCCGATTCCCCTGTAGATTCTGACTCAACGGATCTTATATTAGAAATCGTAGGAACAGGCGTAGGAGTCATTCTGGTATCCTTTGTCATATACCAAATTTGGCAATGGAAAAATGAATCGTCAGAGTAGGAATATGGTGGAACTATGGTTTCTGTTGATTAGCATCACCATGTTATGTATTTTTATTCATTGGAGTCAAAATAAGGATATCGAACCGTTTGAGAATTCCACTTCATTAGAGGCATGTCCTTCTGGATATAAATCGTTCTATCAACCGAACGGTTCTATTCTTTGCTGTGATGGGGATATCATGGCCAATCAGTGCATGGGAATGAATCCATGTACCTTATCCGGTCCAGGAACTCCCGAACATCCCAGTTGCACTTCGGTTATACAAAAGGACTACCAAGAAAAAGGATCACAGTGCCCTACGTCCATGCCTTCGTATTTTGAGGATCGATCCTCCAAGAAAAAGGGATGTACCAAGGGAGATCTCAATTCAACCCTAACAGGTCCGAAACAGGACAAGCAGCCTATGTGCGTTATGTATCCAACCATGGAAGAAAACACAAACTCAAAGGACAGTTGCTCAAACCAAAAAGAGATGGATGAATTTCCATGCTTCGGATTGAACTGTATGAAGGGGTTAGTGCAGGTTGCTCCCAATCAACCCATTAAAATTTCTGTTGGATTTACTGATTCATCGGGAATGCATCACGTCGCTTATACTCGTGCATCCATGGAACGCTTTTTGAATGTTTCCAACCCAAAATGGAGAGATCAAGGAATTGACCTTTCCAAGAATGTGAACGTGGCGGAAGTAGCCAAAGCGTTTTATGTGGATAAAACTATGAAACAAGATGATGTACAGCTATAAGGCTCCTATTTGTAGGTACCCCACGCCATTCCTCTTCCTACTGCATAGACTTCGGATGATTCATGGGAAACAATCCCTTTTAGTGCCGCTTCTGCCCACGCCTTCGATGGGCCGATCGACCATTCTTGTTGCAAGTGGATATGAAATAGAACATCATCTATGGCAACCACTGTTTTAGCATGAGCGAGAGATTTGCAGTTTACGATATCCGCCATCGCAATCTCATAGGTATGACCTCCATCAATAAAAATGAGATCAAACCGTGCATCTGGGTTCATACGAAAGTATTCTGGAATGGTTTGTGTACTATCTCCCAAAATCAACGTATGACGTCCTGGGAATTTACGATCGATGTATGCTTTGGCATGAGGAACACTCTCACGCACATTTAGATCAAAACTGACGACGTTGGCGAGAGAAGAAGAAAGAAAAGTATGGGCCGAATGGCCTGCATTAAATCCAATTTCTAATATATTTTTATATTCGATATTGGAACATAGTTGTTGTAAGCGTTCTGTCTGTTTGGAAAGATCACCCGAGTTTCCTTCGTAATCCGATACATTGTTCTTTTTAAGATAATCCGATAAGCTCATTTCTTATGGTATGAACTCCATATATGTTTAAGCAACCGTTTCTACTCCATCCAAATGTCCCAGACCTAGTTCCTCATAGAGTTGATGAGAGGCAGATGGAGATCCATCGCGGTATACCGTGGACAATACCGCCTTCTGGTTGATGCTGGAATCGACTGGCTCAAACTCATCGGTTGAAGAAGAGTTGCTGGGGCTGTATTCCACTTCGAAATGATCGGCTGAATCAAAGGATGCGACAGGAACAGTGGTTTGGGGGAGAGACGCCTGTTGAACGGTCGCCTGTGGATGACGAGGAACTTCCATCTCATCGAGTTTCTTTGCCGCCAGCCCCGCTTTGCGGCGATTGCGTTCCATGTAAAGGGCCGCAAATGCCATGAAACAAAAGAGACCTGCCGTAGGACCGATATGAATGAAATAGAGTAAGGCGACTACCATAGAAACACGTACCAAAAGATGGTCTAATAGCAATAAAAGGGAGGAGGGTAGGAAGGAAGCAGATACGATTACCACCGCAAACAAAATGAAATAGAATATCTCGGATGAATACATTCCTCTGTATACTGTTCATAAATTTGACATTCGTGGAATCCCAGAGAAGAGTAGATTGAAATGTCGATTCAGGATAAAAATCGTGTTCTAACTGTCAAAGGATATGCCATCAAGAAATCTTCTTTGAGTGATATTCAAACCCATTATTTGCGATCTGAGCTAACCGTTGCACCCAAAGTTATGGACAAGTTTCAAAAGATGACCCCTCATTTTCCGATTTACTACGAATCTAGTACTCGTTTCTATGTTCCAAGACACTGGGGAAAAAAGCAGTTTGGCGAACCGGAAGTCGATATTGTTCCAGAAGGACTTCCTCTTCCTGATAAAATATCCTTTCGAACTACTTTCCCTCCCCACGACTTTCAAGTCGATATTATGAAGCTGTTTCTGGAGAAGGGAGCCAATGGATTGATCTGTGTTCCTTGTGGATATGGAAAAACCTTCATGGCTTTAAATCTGGCGGTTCAGATCAAGAGACGATTCCTGATCGTGGTTGACAAGGAGTTCTTGATGAATCAATGGAAATCAGAAATCGAGAACTTTATTCAAGGAGCAAGGGTTGGAATCCTTCAATCCACGAAGGCTCAAATCGACAAGGATAAATATGATATAACGATTTGCATGATTCAGACGATTTGTCGTCGTGAATTTCCGGATGGATTCTTTGAGGAATATGGTCTAACGATCTTTGATGAATGCCATCATTTGGGAGCGTCGTACTTCTGCCAGGCTCTCAAGAAGATCCAGACGAAATTCATGCTGGGTCTTTCTGCGACACCGGATCGAGAGGATGGTCTAACACGTGTCTTTGAGGCCTTCTTGGGAGATCCGGTTTATAAGAACACGCAGCGTGCTCCTGATGCGGAAGCGGTGGTAAAAGCGGTATGGTTTGATTCAGAGGATCCAGCCTATAAGGAGATTCCTGTGAATTGGAGGGGTGAACCGATAACGGCAAAGTTGCTGAATCAAGTGGCGGAATGTGATGCACGAAATCAAAAGACGATGAGAATTCTGGAGGAATATGCACGGGATCCCAAACGGTTCATTCTTATTCTCAGTGATCGTATTTCACAGCTGGAATGGTTTGAAAAAGCACTTCAGGCGACCACGTTCCGAACCGGATATTACATTGGAGGAATGAAGCAATCCATTCTGGATGACAATGCGGATAAATGTCAAATCTTATTGGCAACGTATCAGATGGCATCCGAAGCCTTTTCCGTTAAGAAACTGAATACCGTCATATTGGCTACTCCGAGAAAGAACGTTCAACAGTCGACCGGTCGAATCTTTCGAGAGCGAATTGAGGAACGAAAAGTGGCACCGCATATTATTGATATTATTGATTCTCACGATTGTCATCTACGAAGATGGTTTGTTCGTCAACGATTCTATAAAGAATGCAAATATACCATTCAGCATATTGATCGACCAAATAAAAATAAGAAGGATGAAGATAAAGAAGAGGACGAAGAGAAAGAGGATGAGTTTATGATCCATCTTGAATAACATAGGGGCTAGATAGAATGACAACCGTTTGTTCGAATGTATTTTCCAGCGATGATCTGAATAACATGAAAGCGCATATCAATTCTCTTTCCGCACTACATGAATTAAACAGTTCGACGAAGAGCATTGTTTCATTTACGATTCCTCTAACGGATTCGATGCGAACCTCTCTTCAAGCTTCGATGCAACTTGATTTATCGAATGTTGCCAATCTTCCGATGCGATGGATCAAAGGGGATATGGAACCACATATTGATTCAAGTCCGGCTGCTTTTCAGAATACCTATTTGGTTTATCTTAATGACAGTGCAGGTGAATTCATCGTAGATACGCAATCGTACTCCATAACAGCAAATACAGGGTTTATTTTTAATGAAGGCGTGTCCCATCAAACTGTGAATACAGGAACGACCCCTCGTTTACTATTAGGCCCTATGGGTGAACAGGGAAATCAGGTAGGAGCGGCGGCTATTTCGTATTATTCGAATGAGACGGATGCGATGGCACAAAACAATCTGATTGCAGCACAAGGTGGATCATGGGTCCTAGGTGATACACTAAATATATATTATGGAAGTATTGGTTCCTATAATACGTGGCGTATCGCGTTGATAAATGGTGGACCTAGTGCTCCGATAGGGTCATATTCTAACGGGTTTGATTTGACTTCACTCGGCCTAGGAGGATATTCCTTTCATGTTTATCCATCTGCTCCTTGTTTCTTAGAGGGATCCCAGATTCTTTGCCAGGTCAACGGTGCGGATACGTACTTGGCGATTGAAACATTAACAAAGGGAACGTATGTGAAGACCAGTGATCATGGATATCAAAAGATTGAAATGATTCGAAAAGGAATCATTAAGAATCCTGGAAATGATAAACGTATTCAAAACCGATTATATAAATGTTCTTCTAAAAACTACCCTTCTTTAACACAAGATCTATATCTGACAGGTTGTCATTCGATTCTGGTGCAACAATTGAAACAGGAGGAGAGACTAGAAACGATTAATCAATTAGGGAAAATCTATTCAACCGACGGAAAGTATCGTTTGATGGCATGTATCGATTCCCGTGCCGAACCATGGAACTCAGAGGGAGAGTATACGATCTGGCATCTTGCTCTCGAGCATCCTGACATTCGAATGAATTATGGAATCTATGCAAATGGTCTACTGGTAGAAACATGTTCTATCAATTTCTTAAAGAATCATTCAAACATGGCGTCGATCTAACGAAAGTGAGTTTATGATCCAAATATAATATCGCATACGACAGATAGAATGACGACTGTACACTCCGATATTTTTTCGAGCGAAGATCTGGCGTTTATTACACAGCACAAGTCCGTTATTACTGCCCTTCATAAATCCAGCATCTTATCGGTGGGAATGTTATCCTTTATCATGCCCATCACTTCATCCATTCGCGACTCTCTCACGAAAGCATTTGGTATGGATTTGACCAATGTTGGTGTTCTTCCGATGAGATGGCTTAAGGGAGATATTGCCCCACACGTTGATATTGGAACAGCTCCCTTTGAAAATACCTATGTAGTTTATCTTCAGGATGGCCAGGGAGAGCTTTTATTGGATGGTGTGTCGCACCCCATCGTCGCGAATACAGGATTCGTTGTAAAGGAAGGTATGACGAATGAAACTCGAAATATGGGCCCAGAACCTCGACTCATTGTAGGACCTATGAATGAACGAGGCGAGCCTGTTGCATAAATACATGATTTAAACTCATTGTAGGATAGAGGAGTAATAAATGAGTTCTCCGCCGATACACTCATTACACTTTATCTATCAAGCATTGTCTCATGGGAGGCAACGAGATAAGATTGACACGATTCTCGAGCCATTACAGGCGATGATTCAATTGGCGATGCTCAGTATCTCTCCGATTGGAACAAAGCTTCGTATTCAAGAAAATGTACTATATGTTCAGCCTCCTACAATTCTTCAACCAATCTCAAGATGGTATCATTCGGACAAGAAGGACGATTTGTATTTTTTATATTCGGTTATCAAACGGTTTATTAAATGGTATAATCCTACGATAAACAAGAAAAGTCCGCTTACACCGGATCTTTATCAGTTAATAAGTCAAATGGGCGTCGATGGGTTAAACAATTTATTTAAGACGTATAGTTCCTCCGATTCCAATACTGTTATTCATGTTATTCAAATGTATAAAAACTTATTAGAATCCACGAATGACAAAATTTTAGTAGATGAATACATCGTCGATGTGGAGAAAAATAAGGTGAACATCGACGAAGTATTTGAACGTATTGTTGGTGTGTATGATAGCAACATTCTCCAGGTGATTTATCATACTCTCTTTTTGATTAAACAGGAAGAAGATGAGAAGAATCAGCAACAAAACATTGATGGACTCAACAGCATCATGCATAAATATAATCAGTCGATTAAAGAATGGATCAAAATGAATCTCATACTGTAATAGAATGTCTTGTGAGAATTATTATGGAAAGGTGTTTGCTCACGTGGCGGGTGCTCTAGGAATTGCGGCAGTTAGTGCGGAACATTTCGACATATCCGGATCGTTGCGACAATCCTTTTCAATGCAGATTCTCAGTATTATCCTTAACTTGGCCGTGTCGTTGATCTTGTTATTTGGTGTCTTTTGGACGGAACCAGGGTCGACCTTTCAGTATATTCTATTTGCCGCCTTTGCCTTCTGGTTGGGTCAATCCATGCATGCCATGGTTTCAAAGCTAGAAACGAAACAGAAACTCAAACAGGTTCTCATCTTGACGGTTGGTATCTTCTTGGGAATGATGGCGATTGGATTTTATGACAAACAGAATACGCTAGGATTTGGTATGTATTTCATCGCAGCTCTCGCTGGATTGATTGTTGCACAGATCTTTTTGATGATATTTTATTCAAAGGAAGCCCATTCTATCATTTCCTTTTTCGGAGTGGTTCTCTTTTCTCTATTGGTGGTGTATGACACGCAGGTGATTAAGAAAAATAAGCAGGTATGCAATGTTCTTCTAAAGCGTGGAATCAAACCCAATTTTCCAAAGGAAAGTCTGGGACTCTTTTTAGACTTTATTAACTTGTTTTCGAACTTGTCGCAGCAGCAAAGTTAAGAGCCGTGTACTTTGATGTCTCCTTTTTCACAGATCTTCCATTCAATGAGAGAATCATATACATTCTTTCGTTGATCGCCCTGTAATTGAATGACATCTCCGTACTGAGAATCCGTGCTGACGTGGCCGTTCGTATTGTACATTTTTTTGAGATATTTCGCGATCTTAGGAAGGTCAAGATCGTTGGCGATTCCATGGATTAACGTAAGACATTTTTTGCCATTACGCTGCTGGATGCGAATGTGGACAATGTCGCGTGAATCGGTAAACAGGTCCATCTTACTATATAAACGAATAAATATATTTAGGTACGGTAGTTCGGATATGGCACATAAACTCTATCCAAAAATAATCTTTCCGATCAATTTTAATCAAATTGGTTTGAATTATGAGATGACATATGATACATTTTCGAATTCAAACAAAGTTGGGGTTTTACGACCATTATGCCAAGCTGCTAGTCGTGATAGCATACAATGTGTAGTGAACCCTGTGTCTAGCAAATCAGAATTATTACAAGGAGGTGAATTACACTTGAGAGATGGCAGTCGGTATCGTATTGAGAAAACGCTAGCATCTGGATCATTTGGAACAACCGCAATTGTACGAAATATTGCAACGGGTCTATTGTTTTGTTTAAAACGTCAAATGACATACGATGAAGATGATGAATTAGACTGCTATAAAGAGGCAATGATGCATCATATTTTGGATATTAAAACAAGACAATTTGCGGATCATCCAAGCAATCTGATTCCAAGATTATATCACGTAGTACATTCTAAAAATAGAGATACTGTTATTTATTTCATTATGGATTTAATGAGCACATCATTACACAGCCGTTTGGCTAATATTCGTACGTATCACGGTAGATTATTTGAATTTGTAAGATGTCTCGCTCAAATTCGACCTACGTTAGAAATATTATATAAAAATGGATCATATACTCATGGTGATCTTCATATGGGAAATATCATGTATGATCAACTAACAGGGTCATATAAATTAATTGATTATGGATTTTCACGCATCATAATTGGATCTGGTGCAAAAAGTGAAATTTTTTCATTAAATGAAATACATAATAATAAAGATGATGCGAGTCGCGATCTTACTCAATTAATTACTTCATTTGAGTTAATCAATAAAATAAATGAATTACAGTTTACAGAAGGTAGTTTTGAACATCGTGTACAGCAATTGATAGAAAATGTAGCATACAATGGACGCTGTTCAGGTTTAGGCCATTCTGATCATACTCATAACTTTGTTGGAAAGGGTTGGAGTGCATCTTATCGTTATTTTAATACTCATACGAATGTAAATGGAACGTATAATGCTCTAAAGGAAGCAATCAATGATCTACCAAGTTCTAATGCGACACCTTCTTCTATTAGTCGTAGACCAAGTGTATCTAGTTCATCGAGTGTATCAGCTAGTGCGTCAGCTAGTGCAGCACCTCGTACACCTCGTGCAGGTAGAGCCGCAAGTGCGGCCGTTCGTGAAGAGGTTGGTAAAACCAATGAACAAAACCCTGGATGCATGTTGTTTTTGCTTCTTATGATGCTGCTCGCGATGCGTGGTGCGGTATGGATCTATCACGGTAAAGGAGGAAGAGACCCTAATATTATTATGAATTATCCTCTATTAAATCAGCCTGTTATATCATCTAAACATGCCACCTATCCAGCGATTTCATTTCCCACTCATTCGATACAAATGAAGCCTCTTTCCAATTCTAAAAATTCTAAGACTCGATCCAATCGATCTGTTTCTAAGAGGAATAACACTCGTCGACGTTCATATAAAGTTATCAAAGCAACGATTGAAGATTTTAATAAATTATCATTAGCATCATTCTATCATTTTATGCGTCATGCCTTTCCTAAACAAGAGGATGATACGATAAAAGAGATGTTGCGAGAGGCAGCTATGGTTCCGCTACAGCGTCCAGATGTATTTTCACAAATTGTAGAAGCGGTTAAGAATAATGATATCGATCATATGATGGAAATACTTCAGTTGAATAAGATTGATGTAAGCAAACTCGGTCTGGAGATAGAACCCTATCAGGAAATATGGAACACCATTCTCGATGCATACTTTGAGGAGAAAGATTCTCCATTTGAACTTCTTCAGACCTTATTACATGTAGGAGATCAAGTCGACGATTTTCTTAAGAGATATCATTCCGCGGATAAGGAAACAAAGAAAATGATGGTTATGCAAACCTGCATCACCGCAAGTGATGCTCCAGAGTTAATGTTAGAATAAGAGATGAAAAAGTTATTATTTCCATGATGAGTGTCATGATGGAAATAATAGGAATATGAATCATTTACTTGCGATGCTTTCTGCTTTTCTTAAGGCTGCGCTTAGAACGCTTGCTCTTCTTTCCGCGGCGAGTGCGCTTGCTTCGAGTACTGCGTTTGCTTCGAGTACTGCGTTTGCTTCGAGTACTGCGTTTGCCACCAGTTGTTGAGCATGCTGGATTAGAAGCACGGCCATCTGCTGGAACATTGAGCATGAGACCGCCTACCGCACTGGTTCCGCCAAGCGTCTCAAACTGATGAGAGTATCCCGCCGTGGTCGCACGAAGATCAAGTGGATTCGCCAACATCGCACCACCCAGCATGGGGCGTTGGATCATTCCCATTCCCGTGTTCATCGAATTGGCATGAGCTCCTTCGCATGCAATACTGCGGATCGGAGCATAGGAGCTCATTCC